TGACACAAAAACTGATCAAAATCATGTCTGACGGATACAAGCAATTGTTGAACAAGAGTGTTTTCCAGGACTATTTGTCCCCTGGACTCGTTGAACACTTGAGTGGTGAGGAATTGCCGGATGCTGTCACGAAATTTGGCAATGTAGAGATTACAAATGAGTATGGGGAAATGAAAACACCTGAGATCTTTAATACGAAGCCGTCAGATGTTCGACTCCCCGCAAGAATCTCCGGGCCACTGATACCCTATCCTCTGCAGATAAGGCAAATGATAGAGGGGATTGAGCCACATTCAAAGTTCAACGTTCATGGTCATCATCAAAGCCAGATCAATTCTCTGATGACTATGTTCAACACATGCAAGAAGAAAGGGTGGATAGTTGATGCACCAATTCGTTTCGACATGGACGGACTAAAGCAATTTGCAAGACAAAGCTACTCTGCTAGAGAAGAGCTCATCACCTTAGCGAGTCGAAGCTTTGCCCTTCGTGCAACAAGGCATGATCTTAGCATTGCTGCTGCCACATCTGTACCATTCGAGGTTTCCCCTTCAATGATCTCATGTTATACGGCTTTCATTATCATGGTACAAAGATTGAGAGTCCACATCGCAAAAGAAACAGAAATTTGCAATTCCAACGGAGATTTTGAATTGAAGATTGATGACGAAGCAACGTACACCCTGTTTGACAATGGTGTATACTTGTACAATTCTATGGGTCAAGCACGGAGATTCTCTATATTGAGCTGCGGGGGACATTTCATGATCTACCATGGTGCATTAAACTACTGGTTTTCGGGTCCTAGTAATTACCTCGATTACGTATTCACACTGGCGGATGTGCTCAATAACCTGGATATACTGAAGAATTGCAAAGAATATCTGTGGGCAGCAGAAATGATTGAAACATTGATCCTGTTTGCACAGGTAGAGGGACATCATAATGATCAGGTTAATTTCATGAAAGGCATTGAGGGTTTCCTTCTGAACATTTCTGATTATGATTCACAGTATGCCATGAACTGGAAACCGATTCTTGAGGCAGCAAGAGATTTATGGGAGCTTGACCAGAAAATTAGCGGTGTTGCTTATGATTTTGGACTCATAATGACACTCCTCGACCGAAAAGCATTCAAAGCACCACCGCAATCGTACCTATGCAAAATGATCATACAAGCGAACAAATTATCGCGAACCCATGTTCAAGAAATCTCTGCACTGCATAAAATGATCTTTTATGCTGAAGTGGATGCACAAGCAGGTGTGATGAAATTTCTGAAAAGGGTCCATACACCACGTGTGATCGATAAAGAGGCAGTGAGAAATATCACACGATTCGCAAAAATGCATTTTGTGATCTCATACCGGAAAAGACATAACAGTCTACCAAACATAATCGGTTCACCAGAAAAGATCAAGTTGTTAGAGACTTACTGCAGGAGAGGTGATTACAGTCTTGTGGAATCACTGAGTTTGAGTTGGTGGGACGAACTTAGGCCTTACAACTGTATGGACAATACTCTGACAGACGATCCACTTGAGTT